CTAGAGGAGACTAACTTGCGCATTTCCGCCTTCTCCGAGTTCCTTATCAGCGCGGTCCTGTTCACCTGGTCGGTCACGGCCTTCTCCTGTGGTGCTACCGCCGGCCGCCTACGAGATGAAACGCAATTTGTGACCGCCAGCCGCGCCTGCGGCTGCGCCGAGGGCGAGGCCGTTCGCGGCTTCACCGCCGGCGACCCCGAAGAGGTCGTGGTGACCCTCGAGGGCTGGTCCTCGGCCGCGCCGGCCGACTGGGACCTCAGCCTGCTCTTCTGGGAGTGCATCTCCCTCCCGAGCGGCGACGCCACCTCGGAGCCCGAGCTGAACTCGAGCCCGCCCTGCGTCGTTCCCGTGAAGGCGAAGGGCCCCAAGAAGTAGAGGAGCCACCGGTGGCGGCTGAGTACATGGACCCGGACCGCGTCACGGCCGAAGCAAGGTACGGAAAGCTGGTCGTCACCCGCAGCCCCTACGAGTCTGCGGCCGAGGCGTCAGCCCAGCTCACCGTCCCGTTCCTGTTCCCGACCATGCGGGACCGGGACGCCTACCACGATAGCCAGCCCACCAAGTGGGACACCTACACCCCCTGGCAGAACCTCGGCTCCCGGGGGGTGAACAACATCGCCTCGAAGCTGCTCCTGGCTCTCTTCCCGCCCGGGCAGCCCTTCTTCCGCTTCCTCCTCACGGACAAGATCAAGGCCCGGATCAAGACGGACCCGAAGCTAGAGGCCGCCGTCGAGCAGGCCCTGGCCGAGCTGGAGGGGGACATTCTCGAGGACGTCGAGGTCAACGGGTTCCGGGTGGACCTGTTCGAGCTGTTCCGGCACCTGGTCGTGGCGGGGAACTACCTGTTCCACCTCCCGGAAGAGGGCGGCCTGAAGGCATTCAGCCTCAGCCACTACGTCGTGAAGCGAGATCGCCGCGGGAAGCTGCTCGAGCTGGTGATCCGTGAGGGAGTCGATCGCAAGAGCGCAGACGAGCGGGTCCGCAAGATTCTCGAGTCGGAGTACGGCCAGGAGGCCGAGGGCGCACCGAATAGCCCGAAGTTCCTGTACACCCACGTCTCCCTCCAGAAGGGCGGAAAGCGGTACCTCGCCTACCAGGAGGTCTGCAAGCAGGTCGTCCCCGGCTCCTCGGGCTACTTCCCCCTCGACGTTCTCCCCTGGCGCCCGCTCCGGTTCCGCAAGGTGGACGGAGAGGACTACGGCCGCGGACTCGTCGAAGAGAACATCGGCGACCTGAAGGCCCTCGAGTCGCTGACCAAGAGCATCGTCGAGGCGGCGGCAGCGTCCGCCAAGCTGCTCTTCTGGGTGCGCCCTGGCGCCATCACCACCCCGCGTGAGCTGGCCGGCCTCCCGAACGGCGAGTTCTACGCCGGGATGCCGGAGGACGTGGGCGCCCTCCAGATTCAGAAGGCAGCCGACCTCCAGGTGGCCCAGGCGCAGACGGCCAAGATCGAGGAGAGCCTGAAGTTCGTCTTCCTGCTGAACACCGCCATTCAGCGGGCTGGCGAGCGAGTGACTGCGGAGGAGGTGCGATACATGGCGGGTGAGCTGGAGGACGCACTCGGTGGCGTCTACTCCATCCTCACCCAAGAGCTACAGCTTCCTCTGGTGAAGCTGCTGATGAATCGGCGCCAGCGCGCGGGAACCTTCCCGCCCCTGCGCCCGAACGAACTTCGACCGGTCATCGTGACCGGGCTCGAGGCAATCGGCCGTGGCTACGACGTCAACCGGCTCCGCGGGTTCGCGGATACGGTCGGTGTCCTCGCTAAGATCGACCCCTCGATTCTGCGCTACGTGGACGCCAAGGACATGCTTCGCCGCATGGCCGTGGCCCACGGCGTGGAACCGACGGTCATCAAGAGCGACGAGCAGGTTGCCGCTGAGGACGCTGCCATCCAGCAACAGTCGATGAACCAGGCTGTGGTAGCGGAAGGGGCGAAGGGGCTCGGAAAGGGCCTCGGTCAGGGAGCGGTCAACGTCGCGAACCAACTCGCCACGCCGCAAGGCGCCGAGGCGGCTCAGCAGATGATGGCCCAGTACCAGGCTCCGCAACAGTAGAGGTTCATCAGGAGACTGAATGAGTTCCGAGACCGTAGCCCCCGAGATCCCCGCAACGGAAGCCGGCACGATCAAGACCCTCTCCATCGAGGAGATCGTTGGCGATCCCAGGCTTCCCGACCTACCGGAGCGGTACTTCCGCGTCGAACAGGAGTACCACCACCCGCACCTCGCGGCGCGGAAGCGTGGAGTCCTGACGATCGTTCGCGGCCTGGCCGAGTCGGTGGCGAGGAACCTCGGGCTCGAGGTACCGGAAGCGCAACCCGAACCGCGCAAGCGGGGAGGGAAGCGATAGATGGAGTCCGTCGGCATCGCCGCACCGGTCGCCGGCGCAGAGGCCCCCGCCTCACCCGCGCCCGCACCCCAGCAGCAGACGACGATCCCGGCAGCTACGCAGCCGCAGCAGGCCCCGCCCGCACGGCCGGACTGGCTCCCGGAAGAGTTCTCGACCCCCGAGCAGCTCGCGCAGGCGTACAAGGACCGCGTCGCCGGCAAGCAGCCCGCCCAGGAGGCGCCCAAGGCGCCGCTCGAGCAGGCCGCTGCCGCCGGTGAAGCAGACCCGATCGAGGCCATCCTGACCAAGGCCGGCCTCGGGTACGAGGCCATGTCCGACCACTTCGCGGAGCACGGGGAGCTGACGCCCGAGGGCTACAAGGCCCTGGAGGGAGTCGGCTTCCCCAGGCAGCTCGTGGACGGCTACCTGCACGGGCAGATCGCCGTGACCGCCGCATTCAAGGCCCAGGTCCTCGCCGAAGTCGGCGGGCGCGACACCTTCCAGAAGGCAGTCGAGTGGGCGAAGCGCGGCGGGCTGAACGAGGACGAGGTGGCCGCGTACAACGCGGCTGTCGAGAGCTTCGACCACAACCATGCGAAGCAGGCCGTTCAGGCCCTGATCGCCCGGTTCGAGTCCAACTTTGGCGCATCGCCCAACCTCGCGGAAGGCGAGGGTGGTGGCGGAGGCGCCCAGGGCTTCGAGTCGAGCGCACAGCTCGTCGCTGCGATCAACGACCCGCGGTACGCCAAGGACCCCGCCTTCCGTGCATCCGTCGAGCGCAAGGTTGCGCTCTCTCCGGGGCTCTTCACCTCCCAGCAGAGATAGACCCCTTCACCCCCCTGAAAGCACACCAAGGACATGAGCGATTTCACCGGTTCCCGCCTGGGCCAGGCACTGGCCGCGGGCGACACCTCCGCGCTCTTCCTCAAGCTGTGGTCCGGCGAGGTGCTGGCTGCCTTCGAGACGCAGAACGTCACGCAGGGCCGCCATCGCGTGCGCCAGATTCCCCACGGCAAGAGCGCCCAGTTCAATAGCTGAACACGATCAGCTACTTACGGACTCATTAGCAGGTAACTGCTAACAGCAAACCGGGTGAAAACGGTGAACACCTCTCTGAGGCAACACCGTGCCAAGCCTCGCGTCAGCGAGGAAGGTGTAACGACTAGGGCGAAAGCCCGTAGGCACAAGCGTGCCGAAGCGCCCGGCCCCGCCTAGATGCTCCAAAAGCCGCCTTAGAAAAGGAGGTGGCCTATGAAGCGATGCTGTACTTGCAAGCGGCATCTTTCCGCCGCTGACTTCAACAAGAACGCCGGCAAAGGGTCCCGTGACGGACTCCAGAACCAGTGCCGTTCCTGTCAGCGAGAAGCCAAGCTAAAGCACCGGTACTCCCTCAGTTCAGCCGCCGTCTCCATCATGATGGAGAAGCAGCAGAACCGCTGCGCCATTTGTGGCAACGAGCTAATTCGACCGTGCGTGGACCATAACCACAGCACGGGCGACGTTCGTGGGATCTTGTGCCAGAGCTGTAACGTCATTCTGGGTCTGGCCCGTGAAGACGAAGCGACACTTCAGGCGGCAATCGAGTATCTAAGGGTGAAGAGATAGTCTGTCCTGCATGGCGACATGCAGCCGCGGTTCGTCCGCGTGTGTTGGAGTAGCGCCCATACACAGAACAGTGAGCCCGGCCATCTGGAAGAATGCCGCCCGCTATCACAGCGCGGGCTCCTTCATTGCTGGACAAGTGATCCAGCACAACGAGATCGAGGTCCTGATCGACGATCAGCTCATCTCGGACGTGTTCATCCCCAACGTGGACGAGGCCAAGAACCACTACGACGTGCGCTCCGAGTACACGAAGCAGTGCGGCATCGCCCTCGCGAACGCCCTCGACCGCAACGTGCTGCGCTGCTTCCTCCGCGCAGCCGACACGTCGCTCTCCGGCGCGGCCCTGTTCACGGGCCTCTCGCCGGCGGGCACCGCCATCACGAACGCCGCCATGAAGACGGACGCCGTGGTGCTCGCCGCGGGGATCTTCACCGCGGCTCAGGTGCTCGACGAGAACGACGTCCCCTCGGACCAGCCCCGGTTCGCCTTCGTCCGCCCCGCGCAGAAGTACCTGCTCGCGGCGAACAAGGACCTCCTGAACAAGGACTGGGGCGGGGTCGGCAGCTACGCGAAGGCGGAGATCCCGCAGGTCGCGGGTGTCGAGATCGTGCAGACCAACCAGCTCCCCATCACCGACGAGAGCGCGGACCCGAACGTGCTGTCGAAGTACCGGGGCAACTGGTCGACGGTCGCAGCGTCGGTCGTCACCCCCTGGGCGTCGGCCACCGTCAAGATCCAGGACATCTCGACTGAGATGGACTACCTCGTCCAGAACCAGGGCACGCTGATCGTCAGCAAGGTTTTGGTGGGACACCGGAGCCTTAGACCAGAATGCGCAACTGCGCTGAAGACTTCCTAAGTCTTCTGCGCATCAATGAGAGGGGGCCACGTCTTCATCGGCGTGGCCCTCTTTTCGACACCATGGAGTGTACATGAAGACGTGCCGGACGTGCGCCACCGAGAAGCTGGTGAGCGAGTTCGGACGGCACCGCGGCCGCAAAGACGGGCTCCAGTATAACTGTCGCCACTGCCACTCAGCCGCGGTCCGGGCGGCGAGGAAGAGGAACCCGGACAGGTGTTTCTTCACGCAGATCAAGTACCACTACGGAATCACCAGAGCTGAATGGGAGCGCTTGTACACCTCGCAAGGGGGCGCCTGCTGGATCTGCTCAAGCCCGTTTACAGCGCGCCCTCAAGTAGATCATTCACACAAGTCAGGCCGTGTACGCGGCCTACTCTGTTCGCCGTGCAACATCGCCATCGGGCTCCTCAAGGAAGATCCGGTGCGCCTCGAGCGTGCGGTCAAGTACCTGACCCGCGTGGAGTTCTAACGTGGCCGTTCCCGACGGGAAGCTGGGCGACGCCTACTACACCCGCGAGATCACCGTAAAGAAGATGATCGACGCCATCGGCCGCGACGTGACGGAGCTGACCTTCGGCGATGGTGGCGCCGGCGGCTCGGCCGTCCTTCCCGACGATCCCGACGTCCACCTCGCCTGGAACGCCCTGGTCGAAGCCAACGCCGAGATCACGAACCAGTTCCACCTCTGGAACACCTACCGGGTCGAGATCGACCCGAACGGTGCGGGCCGCTACATCGTCCCCGACGCCCCCACGTTCAACCCCTACGACGCAGACCTGCTGAACCAGCCCACCGGCCGCGCAGACCTGATCGCCGCGGTAAAGGTCATCGAGCAGCCGTCCGACCTGAACCTGGTCTGGCTCGGCACCGCCGCCGGCACGGTCACCGCTCTCGTCGACACGATCACGGGCACCGTCGATGACTTCACCGGGAAGGGCCAAGTGGTGGTCTACGTGACCTACTTCACCCCCTGGAATCGACTTCCATTCGTCATCAGGAACTACATCTTCAAGGTCGCCACGCGCCGCTTCATTCAGCGGGCGGTGGGCGCCACCGACTACATGGGCTTCACGGACCGCGACGAGTCGCGCGCCCAGGCCGAGGCTCTCAAGCACGATCTTCGCATCGGGCCGTGCAACTTCATCGCGGGAAGCGGCTCCGGCCTGAGGCCCCTGGGCTCCCTGAGCGAGATCATCGACCGACACCCCTACTACCGCGTCTACGCCCTCTAGGAGGAGCGAGTGGCCCTCTTCAGTACTATCTGACCTCTGAAAGGCGCAAGTAATGGCTCTATTCTCGCGTACTATCACAGGTTTGATTAACGGGATTTCCCGCCAGCCGTTTGAAGTTCGCCTGGAATCCCAGGGAGAAGAGCAGGC